GCCGACCGCCATCGCGTCCTGCTCGACCGCTGCATTCCGTCGGTGCGCATGCAGGCCTTCACGGACTGGGAGCACCTCGTCGTCTCTGATGGGCCCGATCCGCAGCTCCGCGTCCTTGGGAACCTGCCGCGCCTGCGCTACTTGGAACTCCCTGAGCACGTCGAGCCGCATTCCTGGGGTGCCAGTGCCCGCAACCTCGGGCTCGAGCACACAGAGGCAACCTACGTCGCCTACCTCGATTCGGACAACGCCTTCCGCCCCGAGCACTTGGAGGTCCTGGTCGACGCGCTAGAGACAAGCAGCGCCGACTTCGCTTTCAGCCGGTTGCAGGTGGTCGGCGCCCAAGAGATCGGATCGGCACCGCCCGCCTACGGTCAGATCGACACCTCGCTCATCCTGCATCGCCGCACTGCCGCCGAGCGCTTTGGGCCATGGCCGGTCGAGCACGTGCACGAGGTCGACTGGAAGTTCATCGCTCGCTGGATCGATCAGGGCGCTACCTGGACCTTCGTGCCCAAGGTGACCGTGGACTACTACAGAAGTTGAGGGTCGTCGTCCCGTTCACCAACCTGCGCCCCCAGACGGCCGCGGCGCTCGATGCGACCGGTCACGCCTGGGAAGCCGTCGACGTCAGTGGCTCGGACGATGCCTGCTGGCAGCTGCTCTCTGACCTCTGGCGCACCCGCGAGGGCTTCATCTGGGTCGAGCACGACATCGTGGTCCATCCGACCGCGCTCCAGGAGCTCGAGGAGTGCGGCTCTGCGTGGTGCGGCTTCCCTGCGCCGTATTTCGTCGGCAACTACCCGGGCATGGGCTGCGTCAAGTTCTCGGCCGGGCTGACCGCCTCAGTGCCTGACGCGCTCGACCGCGTGGCCACGATGTCCGACGCATCTCATTCACCGAAGCACTGGTGCCGTCTAGACGCCTGGCTACAGTACGTCGTTCTGCCCCAGGCGCGGCTGCAGCGTCATCTGCATCTCGAGGTCCTCGGCCACGTGCGCGACTACGAAGGGCAGCCGCAGCCATCGCATGGATGCGTTGCCTGATTAGGAGGCCTGAGTGACCGTAATCTTCACGCCCGGCGCAACGGTCTACCACCCCGACGTTCAGCCATACATTTCGACTTCCGACTATGTGGCGGCCCCGACGGGCGTCGACGTATCGGCGCTGATTCCGGGCGGCAGCACGGCCGCGAACCTGATGGCACTGGCGGTCACGATCCGCAGCGCGTCAGGCTGGGCCAACAACCTCTGCAATCAGATGATCCTGGCGGCCACCCTCGACACCCAGATGGCCTCCGGGCTGCTGGTGCGGCGGGACGGGACAGTGCGTGTGGTTTGCGACTTCTGGCCGGTCCTGGAGCTCGACAGCTTCAGCGCCGGGTCTACGCCCTCGACGATGGCCGCAGTCAGCCAAACCTCGGACATCTGGATGAAGGGTCGCAAGGTGTTGGTGGTCCCAGTCTCCGGCCTCTCGGGTCCCTCGAACCAGTTCTCGTGGCCAGGACCGATGCTCCCGGGCGATCGCGTCTATGCCCAGTGGAGCTACTGGAACGGTTGGCCGCACACGACGCTGGCCCATGCGGTCGCCACCTCGGATACCTCGATCATCGTCACCAACACCATGCCGGCGGCCCTCGCCGGTCGAGTGATGACGATCTGGGACGGCGCAAGCACGGAGCAGCTCGCGATTGCATCCACGTTCACTGGCGGCACGACGCTGCCGCTGGTGGGCAATCCACAGTTTACCCACGCGCTGCCGACAGCCCCCGCGTCGATCATGGTATCGACCTTCCCGGACGAGATCCGACAGGCGGTCGTCAGCCTGACCTCGGCATTAATCAAGACGCGCGGCGCTGAGGCCTATGAGATGGGCGCGGTCGGCCAAGAACCGAGCAAGTCAGAGTTGATCGAAGGCGGCGGCCTGGAAGACCTGTCTGTCGCGGTCGACCTGCTCTCGCAGTACAAGCGAGTCGCGTAAGTGGGGGTCGCCTCGGTGCGGGCCCAGATCGCCGCGTACTTTGCGCCGCCCAACGTGGCGGGGCTCTCCACTGTGTATCGCTCGCGCCCGAAGCGCATCGACCCGAATGACTTCGACCTCTCCGTCGGTGGCGGCTCGGGCGCGGTGCTTGTCATCCACATTCCAAGAGGACACGAGACGCGTCTGACCATGGGTCCGACCAACGCAGCCCAGAAGTACGACGTGCACAACATTGCCATGGAGTTGCTGTTCCAGTCGGTCAAGGTCGACACCATGGCCGCGCAGGATGATCACGACGCGCTGATCGACGCATTGAAGGTCCGGTTTCGCGCCGACCGCACGCTGGGCAGCACCAACGGCGCCCCGATCTGGCAGGCCGGCCAAGACCCCGCAGGCATCGATGTCGAGCTCGCCGAGCCGGAGTTGGGCAAACAGAACTTCATTCTCAATGGAGTTATCCGCTTCGAGGCCTGGGAGATCGTGGTCGGCTGAGATGACAGTCCGCCACCACGTTGCCCGTCGCACTCGTCATGCCCGCAAGAAGACCGCGCGCCACAAGGCCAAGGCGCATCACCTGAAGAAAGCGCGTAAGACCCGCGTCGCAAAGTTGCGAACCGCGACCGGGCTACCTCTCTAGGAGGCTCTGATGCCCAAGTACACCTATCGCTTCAGTGGCTCCGCGCGTGAGCACTTCCCGTTCCTGCCTGCCGATCCGCCCTCGCAGTGGCTGGAACCGGGCGCGACCGTGACCTGCTCAGAGCCCGTCAGTCACGCGTGCCTGGAATTGCAGCAGGACAAGCCGAAACCCAAGCCCGACCCCAAAACCGAGGAGGCCTAAACCATGGCAACCGGGAGCCCCAGCGATCTCAGTTTTATAGGCATAGCCAAGGAGTCCATCGAAGGTACTTTCACCCCGGCAACTGCGAGCATCGGCTGCTCCAAGATCCAGATCCTCCACCCGGTCGACTACCTGAAGGTGCTCGGCATGAGGGGCTCCATGGTCGAGGAGTACGGCGTCGTGCAGGGTTTCAAGTGGGGCGGAGTCGAGCTCGGCGGCCCGGTCTACGCGGACACCATCGGCTGGTTTCTCGCCGGCATCCTGGCCGACCTGACCAACACGGGAACGACTGCGCCCTACACCTCCGCGATGTCGCTCAAAAACTCGGGCACTGCACAGCCGACCACGCACTCCATCAACGACTTCTTCGTCGCGGCCAACGAGGGCGTGGCGGGCGTGAAGTGGCATGACCTGGAGATCAAGTGGACGGCCGAGGGGCTGCTCGAGTTCGACGTCAAGGGAACCGGGCTTTCGACCGCCGTCCAGAGCAAGCCAACGCTCTCGATCACCGGCATCCTCCCCACGCCAGCCTGGATCGGCACCCTGACCGTCGGCGGCGTCGCGGTCTCCAAGAGCAACGACGGCTCGATCAAGTTCACGCGCAAGATGCTGGTCCAAAAGCTGATGAACGGGACGCAGGCACCGACCACGGTGCTGCTCACCTCGCTTGCGGTGACTGGCAAATACAAGGCGCTGATGGACGACGAGACCGAGCTCACGCGCTACCTGACCAACACGCAGCCGAGCGTCGTCGCCAACTTCCAGCAGGGCACCGGAGCTACTGCCACGCAGCTGCAGATCCAGTGCTCGCAGGCCGCCTACGACAAGGACCCGAAGATCACGCAGGCCTCGGGAGCGCCAGTCGAGATCGAGGCCGAGTTCACCGCGATCCCCAACGCCACCGACGCCGGCGCCTCGGGTGGCGTGTCGCCGTGCAAGGTCACCGTGCAGTCCGCGGTCATAGGTACCAGCTGGCAGTAAGTCAGTCACGCGGGAGGAGAGAATCGTATGAGCCAAATCGTTCCGCTCTCGGGCGGAAACAGCGCAGAGTTGCGGACTTCAGCCGAGCTTACGGAGCGTCAGCGTCGACCGGTCACCAATGCCCTCGCGCTCGTCTCACCGCAGGGCCAGGCGGCCCTCGAAGCCGCGCGGCGAGGTACTGAGGACGCCAAGCTCGCCGATGGCGACGAGAAGAAGCTCAAGCCGGAGGAGCGCGCCAAGCTCGCCGCCCAGGTGCAGTTCACCAAAGACGACCTCGAGCATCTCGACGCCGCCAACGATCTTGCGATGGTCGCATTCACCAAACACTGGACTCGCCCCGAGGCCATCACCCTCGATAGCATGCTCGACCTGCCAGGCCCGGATTACGACGCGCTGCGCAATGCTGTGGCACCGCTCGCCGCCGAGCTCTTCGTCAGCTTCGCGCCCAACAAGGATCCAAAGTCCCCTACAGAGCCCTCCAGCGACTCCGCCACGCGCTCGGAGGGGGAAGCCTCGATCGTCCTCCTGACGAGTGGCGGATCTACCGACTCCTCGCAGCTGGCGTAAGCCTCACCGAGCAGGGAATCCCCGAGCCGAGCGCGCAGCTCCTGGACTGGCTCCTCGCGATTCACGAGGTGGTGCTCGAAGAACGCGCCAAGGCTGAACGCGAAGCCGTCGCGAGAGCACAGGCAGGTCGATGAGCTTTCAGATCCTCGGCCTGACCGAGTTCGGCGCTGCCTTGACGCGCGTCAGTTCGGAGCTAGACGCCGCGAGTAAGCGCGCCATCGCGCGAGCGGCGGCCGAGGTAGAGAAGGCGGCCAAAGAGAACGCCTCGGGCGCGCCAGGTCCGGACGTCGTCACGGGCACCCTTCGGCGGGGGGTTCAGCACACTCCGGTGCATCGAGTCGGGCTCTTCGGCTGGCAGAGCGAGGTGGGTCCGACCGTGATCTACAGCCGCCGCATCGACCTCGGATTCAAAGGCACGGACTCTCTTGGACGTATCTACAGCCAGGAAGCCAAACCCTTCTTCACGCCCGCCTGGGAAAAGACCGTCCGTCGCGCAGCTCAGATCTACGCGGAGGAATGGGGCAAGGCACTCACCGGCTGATAGACCAGAGGAGGTAGCGATTTGGCAGGCCCAGCGTTGCCTCCATTGGTAGGGATTCTGACCGGAAATATTGCCGGGTTCGCGGCCAAGATGGGCGAGGCGAAGGCCATTGCGGCCGAGACCTCGGGCACCAGCGCCACCGCCTTCAAGGGCTTAGCTGCCGTCGGCAAGGTTGCGTTCCTCGGCCTCGCCGGAGCCGCGATCGTCGGCGGCGCGATCGCCGTCAAGATGGGCGGCGACTTCCAGCAGTCCATGACCCAACTGGTCACGGGCGCCGGCGAGTCGAAAGCGAACATCGGGCTAGTCTCCAAGGGCATCCTCGACATGGCCGGCCAGGTCGGGGTGTCGGCGCAAGACATCGCGTCCGGCATGTACACGGTGGAGTCGGCCGGCTACCACGGCGCGGCTGGCCTGACGGTCATGAAGACGGCAGCTGAGGGTGCCAAGGTCGGCGGTGCAGACATGGCGACCGTGGCCGACGCGCTCACCACTGCCCTCAACGCCTACCACCAGCCAGCCTCGCAGGCGACCGCGATCACCAACGACCTGGTGGCCACGGTGGCGTCGGGCAAGATGCACATGCAGGACCTGGCGTCGTCACTGGGTACCGTCCTGCCGGCGGCATCGACCGCGAAGATCAGCCTGGCCGAGGTCTCTGGCGCGATGGCCACCATGACCATGCAGGGCACTCCGGCGGCCGATGCGGCCACCTACCTGCGCCAGACCATCCTGCAGATGGAGAACCCATCCGCGAAGGCACAGAAGGCCCTCAAGGACGTCGGGCTCTCTGGGCGGCAACTGGCCAATGATCTCGGCAAAAAGGGTCTGGCTGCGACCCTGCAGGAAGCGACGGACGCCATTGGCAAGAAATTCACACCCGGATCCTCGGAGTACATCTCCCACCTGGCCGACATGGTGGGTGGCACCAAGTCGATGCAGGCGGCGCTCGAGCTGACCGGTGGCAACATGGCCACTTTCCGCGCGAACACGACCAGTATCAGCGACGCCGTCAAGAAGGGCGGTGGGCAAGTCGCTGGCTGGGCCGACACGCAGAAGGACTTCAACACTCAGGTCGACCAAGCGAAGGCCGGGCTTGGCGCGATGGGGATCCAACTCGGCCTTGTGCTCATCCCCTTCATCGAGAAGGGCGTAGCGGTCGGCAAGCAGTTCATCGGCTACCTGATGAAAAACAAAGACGTCGCACTGGAGATTGGCGTTGCTATCGGAGGCCCGGTGGCGATCGCGATCGGGATCTACACCGTGAGCATGATCGGGGCGGCGATAGCAACGCTCGCTCTCATCTGGCCGGTGCTGGCGATCATGGCGGCGGTCGCCCTCTTGTCCGTCGGCGTGATCTACGCGTACAACCACTTCGGCTGGTTCCGGGCTGCAGTCAATGATGCGGGAACTGACCTGAAGAAATTCGTCGGTTGGCTGGGCAAAGAGGTGCCGCCGATCTGGAAGGGCTTCACAGGGGACATCAGCGCTGCGTGGGGCGGCTTGAAGGACTTTGGCACCTGGATCCAGAACACTTTCGGGCCAATCCTCGGTGCGATGGGCGGTGCGCTAAAGACGGCAGGCGGGTTCCTCAATGC